AGCCGAGGCTTAATCAATACGCCATCGCGTCAAGCCGAATTTGTGACTTTTAAGTGTATGATTAACCCAAATTTTAAATTGGGTGGTATTGTAGAGCTAGAGAGCTTTGTTGATCCTACTGTTAATGGTCAATATAAAATATATGATATGGTTTTTGTCGGTGACTATGAGGGTCCATCTTGGATTGTTGATATAGTCGCTAGAGCAATAGGGGAAACACTTTTACAATGATACAAATAGAAAATATCGGTAATGAGGGATTCCAGGAGCACACAATACCTCTGCCAAATGGCGACATCCTACTTAGTTTAAAGTTTCTTTCTTCTGTCCAGTTTTGGCAGATGTCAGTCACTTATAATGATAAAGCAATCAATGGCGTGAAATTATCCTGCGGCGTTATGCATATGCGATCAAGAAATTTTCCTTTTGATTTTATTGTTGAGGATACGAGCGCGGCGGGGTTAGATCCATATAAGGCCGAAGACTTTACCACCGGAAGAGTAGTTATGTATTTAATCGAGCCTGCAGAAATGGCGGAGATTCGGGGGCAAATTGTAGAATGACCGACCCAGAAGTAATAAATAATATCGTTATGCGTGCCTTGGGTGATGTTCACACTATCCAACTAGGCAGGGTCGAAGTTGTCAACGCGACAACTATTGATGTTCAGCCGGTTGTCAAAAAAGTATTAAACGGCTCAATCGTTGACATGCCTCTTTTTAAAGATGTTCCACCAATTTCGATTCAGGGCGGTTCGTCTTTCGAAATTTACCCAATTACAAAAGGCGACTACTGTTTACTATTTGTTGCAGAAGTTTGTATTGATCGGTGGTATATGGGCGAAGATGATTTAGAGCCAAATGAAGATAGGCGCTTTGATTACTCAGACTCCTTTGCGCTTGTTGGCGTAAATGCCCTGGCAAATGCTTTAACTATCCCCACGGTGACAACCGCAAACGGTGACAAGATAATAACCGGCGACTATTTCCACACCGGCAACAATACACACATCGGCAATAATCTACACACTGGTAATTATACCCAAGTAGGCGTAAGAACCCATACTGGAGCTGAAGTTGTCACCGGCATAACCACACAAGCGGGTGATATTATTTTAAATGGTGTGAGCCTGAAAGATTATATAAGCCCATCAATCGGCCATGACCACGGGGGCGTTGCTTCTGGAATTAGTAACACTAACCCACCTAACCCATTTTAGAGGTTTTAAAAATGTCAGTTTCAAGATTAGATAGCAATGGAGATTGGACTTTCGGCCAAGGCTTGGCGGGCTATATCTCCAAGTCGGATGAAATAAAGCAAAACGTAATCACCCGGGTACAGAGCTTTAAAAACGATTGGTTTTTAGATACTAACGCAGAAATTGACTGGTTTAATTTATTGAGCAATAGGAATACCGAAGAGTCAACAAAAGCCCAATTAACCAAGACAGTCCTTGATACGATTGGCGTCAACACTTTAGATAGTCTATTTTTTCAAATAGATAGACAAGAAAGAGCAGCTATAATACAATTAAGCTATACAGATATTTACGGCAGCAGCGTACCAATAACAGCAGGGATTTAAAATGTCATTAGAATTTACAGCAGACGGCGTTATAATTGAGACTTTTGACGAGATATATAACAGAGTCACCGCTGGCTTAAAGTTGATTTATGGCGCTGATATTGACCTCGCACAAAATACACCAGACGGCCAAAGAGTCGGGATTATTGTAAAAGAGATACTGGACGGCCAAAGTTTCGGCGCCCTTCTCTATTCTAACTTAGATGTTGATTTTGCTTTCGGTTCTTTTCTTGATGTCATTTCAAAAATAGCTGGCGTTTTCAGACGACCGGCGACATTATCTCAAGCGGATATCGATCTGGTTTCAGATCGAGATTTAACACTTCCTGCCGGATACACTATTGAAGACGCGAACGGCCAAAAATGGCTGACAGAATCAGATAATACAATCACAACGGGCACCAATGTCATTACCGTTTTTGCGGATACATTCGGGCCAATAGCTGCAGATCCCGATACAATCACGGTTCCAGTCACAGTCATTCTTGGCGTAACCTCTGTAACTAATCCACTTGCTGCAGTCGTTGGCGTAGATGAAGAGAGCGACCCAGAGTTTAGAGTTAAAAGAAATAAATCTCTTGAGAATCCAGCTTTTTCAACTTTAGGCGGGATAATTGCAAAGGTTGCCAACTTGTCAGGCGTGACAGATTTAGACGGCTACGAGAACGATACAGATGTGCATGACGCAACATTAGATTTAAATGGTCACTATATATGGCTAATTATTGAGGGCGGGGAAATTGCTGATATTGCTGAAGTTTTCGCAAAAAATAAAACAGGCGGGACAGGGACGAAAGGCGCAATAAGTGGAACTTTTCCAGAAACAATAACTAAGCCGGACGGGAGCATTCTAACAATTATTCATACTTTTAGATTTGACCGCCCAAATGAAGTCCCCTTATACGTTAAGCTTGACGCAAAGAGAAGATAGAGAATATGGCATTTCAGAAGATGCAGACGCCTCAAGCCTTTACGCTGATGCGTATAGCGCTGGGACTAATTTTGTCCTATCAAGTCTTGAAGTCTCAGACGATGACATAACCTATGTGGAAACTTCTATCGACGCTTTTGCCGGTGATAAATTCACCTTAGATGTTGCAAATGTAACAGTTACGGAGATTTAAACGATGTCTGATTTTACAGACGTATACAAAGAGCTTATAATTCTTCAATATTACCCAAAGGCAAAAGCTCAGGGCGAGATAAATCTATGGTCTAGTGAGTTTGAAAATGTCTATTCTTTTTTGAATGAGTTTTTTAATCAGTTTGACCTTGATGTGGCGACCGGAGACCGACTTGATAAGATTGGCAAAATTGTTGGCATAAGTAGAATTGTAGAGGGTGGAGCGGCCAAAAAGTTTTTTGGTTATCTCGGTGCGCTTAATGTTCTAGGGTATGATGATGGACGTTATTTTGTTGAAGGTGACGATTTATATACAGACTCGGAACTTACAGACGGCCAGTATAGATTATTTATCAAGGCTAAAATTACCAAGAATAATGTTTCTGCGATAATGGTCGATGATGAGAGAAGCGGGTTGCAAAGTGCTATCCAATCTTTATTTAATGGCGAAGCTTATGTTATTGATAATCAAGACATGAGCTTAAATTTATATATTTCTAGTGATTTAAATACTGATGATTTGACGCTAATTATCCAAGCTGATTTATTGCCAAAACCACAAGCCGTTCGCTATCGGTGGATAGTCCAAGAGACGCCTTGTGATACAACGCCAACGCTAACATCCAGCACACTAAATGCCAATGGTTCAAGTAATTACATCCACGCCTCCGAAGGCATAACTGAAGGTTTATCGAAAATATCCATTTCTTTTTGGATTAAGCCAGAGGATTTATTAACTACTCAAAGAATCCTCAGTGAGGAATACAATACATTCATGCAGTTTCATCTGTCAATAAATAGTCCCGGGACTCTGACTGTAGGGTATAGAACAACCGACTCAGGGACAGACTACTCTCATGTAAGCACCTCCAATTTAATCGAGGGTGTATGGCAAAATGTCACTATAGCTTTAGATGTAGCAACTACTGTTAAAATTTACATTAATGGTGTTGAGGACTTATCTAGTCCAACGGTAACAAGCGCCATAAATAATACCGCAAGAAATGATAAGTTTTTCTTAAAGCGTGGTAGTGATAACTCAAGGTTTTATCAAGGTGGCTTGGCGAATATGATTTTTTGGAGGGGTCGAGTTCTTGGCGCTCCCGATGCAGCTGCACTATACAATGCCGGTAACGCTATTTGCTTCGATTCTATAGAAGATAAAATACCAGGAATATTAACAAACTTAGGGCCATTCTTTCCGTTTGAAAACCATACCGGCTTTACAGGGCAGGAGCTTATTGACCAGAGCACATATGGCTCGGTTATATTATCCAATGGCGGGAGTACTCCATTTGATGCGACTGGACTAGATATAGAGTGCGACGGCGGCGTTATTGTTTGTGATGGCACTTTTGGTTATGAAGGTGCCCCAAATGCATCCGGCTATGACTCTGGAATTTATGCCGATGTCTTAACTTTACCATAAGGATATTTATGAAAAAATTACTACTAGTTTTACTTTTTTTATCGTCCGGCTGTATGAC